GATCCCAAGTTGCTTTAGATAATCCTTTTTTCCCGGGCCCCAAGGCGACCAATCAGAGCTAATCACACACAAATCGGGTCCTACCGCCTTGATGATATTTTTCGCCGAGCCTCTGGGTTGACCATTGGGAACGATCCTGTCTACCCAAGGAAGCAAAACTAAATTTTTCTCTCGTTCCTCATACCTCATTACCGGCAACTTGTGACGATAGCGGAGGATAAAACCATCCGTGTTTAGTCCAACCACCACTTCCCCATCTCCGGCCAATTCCCGGCACATTTTCAAAATCTTGAAATGACCGTAGTGAATGATATCAAACGTTCCCATTGTTAAAACTCTCATGACAACAACTCCTCTCTGACAAAATACTCATCACAACCGATCATCGGCTTGATAATATCGGGAATTAATTCCGGATAGGGTGTTGTTTTGATCTTCTCAAAATCATCCAAGGGACGAGAACCCTCTAATCCCTGCCTGGCCCATTCCGCCGAAACGGCATATTCTTTTAGTTCAGGATAAAGATGGCTGTGATTGATGAGTTTACGCCAAACCGAACGAACACCCACTGATCCGACATGACAGATAGGGACCAGCAATGTCGCCAAATGAGTAGGTAAAATAGGACCACATAAGGTCCAACCGTCTCCTTCACTCCGAAGATCAGGGGAATTTTTAACCAATCGGATGGCGGATGAATAGATGTCTTTGGTGATAATCTTCTGAAAATTGTAATAAATATGATTAAAGGGGAAAGAAAACGACTTAATTTTAGGATAAGAATCAATCAAACTACGAAGCTCCACAATACTCCTGTTATGCCACAGTTCGTCGGCTTGGACTAATAGGACATAATCTCCCCGACAAAACCTAAGAGCCTGATTCTGGGCCATCCCAATGGCTACTCCCATCACCTTTACCAGAGGCCAAAAGATATACTCGATCCGAAGATTGCTATACTTCTCAGCTAGCCGGCGCAAGACATCCATTGTCCCATCAATACTACCGGCCTCGACCACTACAAATTCATCTACATGAGGAATAACTTGGGTTATTGCCTCGACGAAAGGATAACCCAAATCGATCCCATTATGAACAACCTGAACGGCGCTAATCTTTTTTCTCATAGTCTTTTGTTTTTTCAATGAACAGTTGAATCTCCTGGTACAACAACTTAAAACACCCATCATACTTCACCATAAATTCATTAAGAGCAAAGTGAGGAATTTGATCGGGAGGAAAATCTCGATGCCAGTCATAATCGTCAAAGAATAACAAACCTCCAATCTTAAGTAAATTAAAAGAGAGTTCCGCATCAACCGTCACATCCTTGGCCAAGTGAGAACCATCAACATAAATCCAATCAAAGGAGTTACGGGGAAGATTTTTTAGTTCTTCTTTACTATCCCCCACAATGGTTGTCAACTTATCTACAAAAGGACACTTGGCAATATTGTCAAAATACCGCTTCTTAACAGAAACAAAGTCAACATCCTTCATGACATCTTCTCCATAGAAACGATCGATGTTAGTCAATCGCGAATCCGGATGAGTAAGGATGTTTTCCAGAAACCACAAGGTACTTCCCCCCTCGTAGCAACCAACCTGAAGAGCATTGGTGGCCACTCCGACAAACCGTTTCAAAAAAGCCTGACCGGAAAGATAGGGACCGGTGTCGACGTAATCCATTCTACAGGCAAAATCACAATTTGAAATCCAGTTTTTGTCAATCTCTTTTAAAGCAATCAACATCTTGGTCGCGGCATGATCCCAAGTCCAGGCTGTTCTCATCCATTCCGCCGCCAACTTACCCTTAGCCGCCGCCTCTTCCCGATTCTCGTAAATATAACGCATCCAATACATAATTTCTCTCACATCCAACCTGGCCATATAGCCAGGATCCTCGCCTTTAATTTCAACCGGATAATCAATAGCGATTGGATCAATTGAATAGTTGTAGTGATCGTTGCAATATTCCGCCGAACCTAACCATTTGGTCAGTATCACGGGCAAACCGGTCGCCATTGCCTCCAAAGGTGGTAATCCAAAACCCTCTCCCCTGGTGGTGAATACCAGACAATCTGATATTTCATACAGTCGTTGTAGTTGCTCGGTGGAAAGAAAGTGATTAATCACTTTAATTCTAGGATCAATAGGCATTTTGTAGCCAAAAAGAGGATTAGAATTCTTAAGCAAAAGTCTCACCGGTTCACGCGAACCAAACTCGGAAGTAAAAGCCCTGACAATATCCATCCAATTTTTTCGTTCATCCAAATAACCGAGTAACAAAAAGGTAAAAACATCCCTCTGTGGTCTTTCAAAATAATAATGGTCATCGGGATTATATCCCTCATGAATGACAAAAGCCGGAGTATTGATACCAGCGTTCCTGAATACATCAAGAGCTCCCTGAGAGGGAACAAATAAGAAGTCCAATTGTTTAAATTGTTCTCTCCAAACGGAACTGACTTTGTTGTATTCCGTCATGGTATATCCAACCGTACACCTAAAGGTATTGTGAATAAATTCAGCCGGGGTAGTTTGGATGACTCCAATCTTTTCTCTAACAAAAGGCTTATTCAAAACCGCTTTTTGAGCCGGGGTAAGATTGACCATGCCATCTTCATTAATTCCCCTGTCCCACTCACAACTAACGCCACCGCCGGTAGCCTTATCCAACGCCACCAGCCAGTTGAGATTAGCCTTACCATAACCGGTAAAAGGTAAGGTTTTACCGTTAAAATTGAGCCTAAAATTAGGCTCGTTGTTAAAATGGGTCATAGTCTAACTCCTGGTAATTTAAGAAGCCTCTGGCTTTGGCTATCTGTTTAAGAAAGAAAAAATTAGTCTCACTCTCCGGGACCAATACCTGAGCCTCTCGAACAATAAAAATAAAAGACTTGACACATTTCTCCAAGGGAAGCACTTTCTTACGGGATTTTTTCCTCATACCTCATTATGGCCATACACTAGAAAGAAAGTCAACTCTCAATCGTAAAGTAATTAACCAGAACCCTAACTGAGCCACCTGTCGGTTCTTCACAAGTAATACGAAGATCTTCCCCATCACCTCCAACTCCCACAATAGCCCCAGAACCACCCTCTATCACCCCCGAGCCGGAAGCTACCCCTGGATGAGTAAGGATAACCCCTGTAGTTGTCGGAGTGGAAACTGATCCAAATCCAACTCTTACCCCCACATCTACAATTCCCATAGCATTATCGCAGTAAAAACCTACCTTGGTAACAACAATCTTGAGGCCCGAATGCGCAGTTAAAATTATTGTATCAGTTTGAGCGGCGGTATAAGCCGCTTCAATAGAAATCTCATTAGGATGACCACCTATTACAAAGACAATTCCGTGACGATTGGCATATAAGTCAGTTCTGTCCCCGGCCGCTACGGCTGTGGGATTAACTCCATGAGCGACTGCTTTAGCCCCCATTTTAACCGGATTACCACTATCGACCGCATCATGAGCCACATCCCCAGCCGATACTGCATTAGAATCAACCAAAAGTCTCTTAGTTGTGGGGTTAGCCCTAATAACTACTGGAGTAGAGTCATCACTTGAAGAAACGCCTAATAGGGTGGGGATTCGGTTCTCGTCTCGTTTAGCTTCTGGCATAATCAAATTATATCACTCTAAATTCTCTCTCGGTACGGGCCACCATTGCCTCCCTATCCCTCAATTCTATTTCTCGCTGATCCAGTAGGTCTCTTTGTTTACTCAAGGTAATCTGCAAAGCCTCCAGGTCGAGCTCTTTCTTTTTAAGAAGAGTGGTCTTTTTGGTGATTTCGGCATTTGTCTTAGAAAGCGCCAGAGAAAAATCCTTTTCCTCTCTTTCTATCTTTTGTCTAATTAAAATTGCCTGTTGATGTTCTCTATCCGTCAAAATCTCCTTGTCGGCCAATTCCTTGCCGGTTTCTTCCAGTCTAGCCTCCAAATCATGTAGCCTGATGGCCTGATCATCCACAGAAGCCTTTTTAGAGGCATTCTGACGGCTCTCAGCCTCGAGATTTTCCTGAAAATCGACAAAATAGGCATAAGCATCGTCCCAAAATTCCTCAACTCTCATCAATTCAATATTCCTATTAGTCAACTGAACATTGTAATCACTAAAGGTACCACCAATGGCCCGAGAAATAGAATTAAGAATACTCATCCGATCATCGCCAAACTCATTAAGAGAAGAAAGCCGGCTCTCCTCTACCAACTTTAACTGCTCCAATAACTTGGAGTATTTAGAAAGCTCTTTAATCAGGGTACCTTTTTGACGACGTAGAACATTTATCTCGCTCTCTTCTTGTAATCTCTCCTGGTGATACTTTTTAGATACAATGTCCAAATCCTCACCATACTTGTCAATTTCCATCACCAACGAATCTCTCTGACGTTTAAAAATCTCCAACCGGTTCTCTTCGGGTAATACCACCTCTCCCCTATTTCCTCCCTCTATATCCGGATCCCTTTCAAATCGACCAACCTTCTTCAGGCTGGACATGGGCATATCCATGTTATTTCGGCTTCTTTGATATATTAAAAGTAGACTCGGTATAGGTGTCTTTCTTGATCATGACAATAGGAATGCCGGAATACTTAGTATTGAGCGTCTCAATATTTCTCATAAAAGAAACAAATTCTTGAAATGTGTCCAGATCCAAAGGTTGAGAGGTACCGGTAATCATATAAATTCCCCTGCCTTTGGTATCAAAGCCAAAATCGGCCGTAATGAATTTACCGCCATTTCCAAGCCTAAAAATAATTGAATAGGTATACATTAGGCTGGGGTGGTAACTGTTATAAGACCATCCGCCGAAAGCGGTCTCCAAAGACAGTAAAAATCAATCACCCCGGCCGTGAGAGTAGCACTGGTAATCTTCAAAAGAATATCCAAGCCATCGTTAATCACCTGCATAGCCGGAACGGCTCCTGCACCCACCCTGGTGTCCGTAGCATCCACATAAATATCACCATCAGCATAGTTCTTGGCCGTACCCTGAGCAATTAAAACAGCCGTATTCCCGGTAACTCCAACCTCAATGGTTGGTGCGCCGGCTGAATCGATAGAGGTATCCACTATACCAAATACACTTACAAGGACATTTCCGGTAACCGTAAAAAGAGTATGAGAACCAACGGCTCCGGTAGTAGCCGCCGCAAATGTCCATGTAGACTCTAGTTTAAAAGCTTCGTTGGAAGAAATAATCTGGCGATTGGCGTCCCGATCTATGGATGCATCAGTAGTCATATATTAAGTATACCACCAACCAGTTTAAGAAAATTAGGTTACCGTCGGATTAAGTGGCAGTCCTAAGACGTTAGCCGTCTCGGTAAATCTCTGCATATAGATTCTGCCGGTGGCCGTAGCTTCCCAATCAGTAATTCCACCCATCAAGCTGGTTACCCCCGGACATAAGACATGACCCGTAGCTGTCTGAGCAGAAAGATCCATACAGGCCGTCATAGCAGTGGCATTGTTAGCTGAGAATGAATAGAAACTGGTATTCTTGAACTCGACCCAACGATCAATCGCCGATGTTCCTGTAAACAAGACATGAACCGGAGTGGCGGCATCAATGGCGGCAATAAAACGACACTCTTCAAATACGTTTCTCGAAGCGGCACTAGCAAATTCCAGAGTAGCATTGGCGTCTGACCTCATGATGGTGTCCTGACCCAAGGTACAACCTCCAAAATAGTTCTCCTGAGCTCCATTGAGATATAGACATCGCATAGTAGTATCGTCGCCTGTGGTGGCATTGAGAGAACCTTTGAAATCAACCCCGAGGAAAGAATTATAATCACCAGAAATAGTTACCGGAACATTGATATCCACAGTACCGGTAAGGGTTATATTCTTAAAAAGACAACCATTCTCGGAAATCGTAAGTGATCCACCCGTACCAAAGTTGATACCGGCCCGAGCATCTTGAGCCGTAGGAGCCACTGAACCGACTAAGTGGGTAAATCGTTTGGCCCAAGAAATAGCCGAAACCTCTGTCGTTCTTCCTGTTCCCCCTGTGGGAACCATCAAGACGACATCGTTCTGGCCACTGACACATTTATCATAAGCGGCCGCGACCGTCTTTAAAGCATTATTTTGAGTGGTCCCTGAATTAGCACTATCACTACCACTATTAGAATCAACAAAGTAGATATTTCCTACATAAGGCAAACCAATTACGCCGGCAATTTCATTAGCACCAACTCGAATATCTCCACCTCTGATACCTGGTAATATGTCTCCTAATGTTCTCATGTTATTTTACTTTCTTAATTGCTAATAGACCTACTCGACCCGAACCTTTACAAATAGGACAAGCTTTTTCACTCTCTACAGCCATTCCAGATCCAAAACATACCTTACAAATTTTTCTAGGATCTTTAACCTCTGGTTTATTGGCCATTTTTAGTTTAACTACGATATTATTAATGATGTTAATCAAGGTTTAGGTAGATAGCGTGATATTTACCTGAAGCTGTAGCTTGAATAGCATTACCGATTATGTACTGTTGGGTAGCAGTGCCGACCAAATCGACATCACCGGCGGTTGAAGCATCCACCATTAGTCCATAACCCGCAGTCACCGTACCGTCAGCCCTGGCTCCGAACACACCTTTGGTCTGTAACCAACCAAAGTAACCTGAAGTAAAGGCAATCAAAGCTCCACCTGTAGGGACTGTAACCGAACTGGCGGTGGTAACCACATTCTTGAACGGATTGCGTTCCAGATCGATGGTAGAGGTCGTGTCGAGAGCAACCGGGATAGGATCAATGAGTTTAATAACCGATGAGGTTCCACCTGAAGTAAGAGCGGCATGGCTAGAAATTCTTAAGGTCTGTCCAATACCGGTTCCTGAAGAAACAATTACATAACCATTGGCGTATTCATTAGCAGAAGCGGTCGTAGCGGCGTGAGTAAAGGTAATCTCTTTGGCTCCAATAGCGGCGACAGAGGTAACAGCCATATCAATCTCAGCGGTATCAATAGCTGGAGAAACGGTCAACTCGCCGGCTCCAATGGCTTCACCCATCTGGGCATAGCGAAATATTCTTCCATCGTCACTCTCACCCTTGACACCAAGCTGGTGAAGTTGAACACTACTCTGAGCTAAAATGTCTTGGGAAACTAAGTTTATCATCTGTTTTTAGTTTTAATTTTTAAATTTTAAACACCTGTAATACCTGTTAATCTACCACTTCTCTTCGGATTCCAGTTGACCTGTTGACCGAGTAAGTAGACGTGTGAAACCTGACCATACTGATTAATGGGTCTCATGAATCCAGTCCATTGAAAACCAATGTTCTTTGAAGGAACGTCTGAATAGACTCCATCGATGTTGCCACCACCCATATCAATCGATTTAAGATCAGGATCATTCAAACCATACCACTCGCTGTAGTTTTCGTTAGGGGCCCAAAGAGTCTGAGAGGGTGACTTTTCATCAGCGATCCAAGGAATGCCTCTGTAGGTAAGAGCGACAAAGCCTGCGGCACCTTTCATCTCAGCCTGACGGATAGGAGTTCTGCTGGTACGACTCATCATGGGCAAACCAAATGTCTCGTAGTTGGATCTGGCGGTGGGAGTCAAGAGGGATTCATATAAATCCCAGACAGTTTCGTTGGAAACTAAGACACTCGGGCGTTGTCTGAGTGAAGAACCTGAAGATACAGCAGACAAAAGAGTGGAAATCTTAGACAAAGACATTGTTCCTCCAGAAGCAGTACGCGTACTCTTAAGAGAAGTGTAGGTAGTTCTAGAAAGACCTCCGACCGTGTCGGAAGTGGTACCATCATCGATCAAATTGTCCCAACCATTGAAGTCTTTGCTGGAATTACCGGTACCGTCGGCATATAGCATGGTGCCAATGTCATCCAGAGCGTCATCAGTTGAAGATTCAACCTCAGTACGGACTAAGTCCATAACCTGAGCTTCGGTTCTATTAACAGCAATATCAAAACCAGGAATTGAGATAGGCATTTCGTAACCACTGATGTTGTAAGCCATCCTGACACGAGTTTCAATCGTGTTGGTAGAGTGAACATCCATACCGGAGAAAGAACCACCAAGAGTGGATTTAGATACCTTCAAGGGGCGTCTAAGGGTTTCACCAGACCATTTCTTAGCATTAGATATAACACGGAAAGTGACCCAGTTATCTCCCAACACAATATCAACTGCCTTGGGTAAAAGTGTGTCTTGAGTAACGGATAGAACTCTTTCTGTGAATGTCATGTTTTGTTATTTTTAATAAAAATCCCGTAGAGCGCTCTAGCGCTTACGGGTTATTTGACCTCTAAATAAGTAACTGATCCTTATTATATACACCAAGGTTATATTGTCAAGTTAAGCCTATGATCCAATAGATCTCATCTTCATGGCCATACCGGTCATCCGCTCAGAACCACCCTTTTTACTTTTCATCTTAGCCATAGTTCCGTACACATATTTTCTGGCTCTCTTGGAAGTTTTGGATCCAAACTTCTTCATCGCCATTCTATTTAAATACATTTCCATCTCTTTAGGCATATTATTTAGTAAATAGTAATCTATCTCGAACGTTATCCATCACAGTCCTTATTACATTCTTCTTCCTCTTAGATTTCTCCTTAAGACCTCCTCGGCTGGCCTGGGCCGTACCCCTAGCGTGGGCGATGATAAGACCTTGTACCTCCGGATCAAGTTCTTTAAAGGCTGGTGATTGAAGGAACTGCGCCATGTAAGCCACATACTCCTTACTAGCATCTTTCTTGGCCGGAACCCCCTCTCCCTGCATCATCTTCTGAAGATTAGCCATTGCCTCAGCATCGCCGCCGGACTCACCCATATGAAGAATCTCCTGGGCATATTGATCGGGCATAAAGAGGAACATAAACAGTCTCTTGGCAAACTCGGCCGGTTTATCAATATGCCACTTCTCGGCAAAGGTAAGAGGATCAATCCGTCCACCGGCCTTAGCCAGTTCCACCGCCTCATTACGATCACTCATCTTGTCATCCGGGGCCATTGAACCGGGCCTCACTATTATTTCAACACCATCCTCGATTTTGTCATTCATAAATTTAATAAAGGTAGTTCTGCCGGTATCGGATCCAACATAGCGCACCACCTGTTCTTCAACCGCAAAAACTTTCATCACCTGAGCCATAAGCTCATAAACTCTGGTGGCACCTTTTTCAATCGCTTCTGTCAAAGAAGCGGTCCGACCAAGATCGGAACGTTGCGACATAACCTCCTGCCCAAGAGTGGGAGATTCAGATCCCTCTCCTCGGAGTGGGGCATGGGTTCCAAAGATGTTGTCAACTTCTCTTCGAGCATCATACTTATCCTCCAGCACATACCTAGGCAAAGATGGCGCCGGAACCCGCGCAAAGGCCATCCTGACATCCCCCTTAACCAAAATATTGTCATTAGGATCGCCGGTATACTTCTGAGCATCTGAAGCTTTTATCATCATGGTATTGAATACACGGGCGGCATTGGCCTGATCAGCATTGTCAACAATCTGTCGGCCTCTCCTCTCTAGAATGTCCTGTTGAGAAGCGGCTTGTTCGGTCAAAGAAGTGTCGTCTATCGCGTATTTACCCTCTCTTAAGAAGTTAAACAATACGTAGGGTTTGGAGGGTTGAGGCAAGAAATTGCTCTCATTAGCCCCCGGATTGTAGTTGTAGTAAGGGTTCGGGCCAAAGTCCAAAAGGAGATCGTTGTACGTCCACCCCACTCCCTCTCGTTTATAATCATCATCAAAATAAGTGAAGTAAGTCTCGTAATATCCTATCCTGGAAGACATCCCTACATGGGACTCTCCTTCCTTGGCTTTGACAGACAAAATAAGTTCATCTTTTTTATCAGGAAAAAGAGAACCCATCTCTTCCACCGATTTAAACACGTTTTCAGCAATCAAAGGAACATTAAAGGGATCATCGGCGTAAGCATCCAACACTATATTATGAGGTCTGATTGTTTTGACACAGACATCTCCGGTATATTCGCCATCCTTTTTGAGAATACCAGCATTGAAGTCCTGATAGATCTTCATTACTCCCAGACGATACCCCATGAGCAAGTGTCTGGCCATCATCTGAAACTGCCCTTTAAGCCCCATTGAATCGGCCTTGCGATACAAGATCTTACCAAAGTTGCTGGCCAACTCCCGAGAAGCATCGGTATCCTGAGCTTCCATCACATCAGGAACCGGAATCCGACTAACCATATTAGAAGCCAGAGTTTCAACTGATAAGAAAATACGATTGTCTCGATAGTCCGCCTGGTAATCATAAAGATCAGATTGGTTGGATACCTCAAAGTTTTTGTTATTCCACCGCTTGAAGTTTTTCTCTCTCACCTTATCAAGCCCCAGCTCCTTATTCCAATATCTCTCTCCCTCGGAAATTCTCTTACCAATGGTCTCCTGGGCCTTGTCTTTCGACAAACCAAGAATAATTGCATCAGATCTCTCAATCAAACCCTCTTGTCTCTCGTTTTCCCCTGTACCGGCAATTTCATTAGGTGATGGCATATTCTCTATTATATATCTACCAAATTAAACGATACATAATTGAACATCGTGGACACTGATGAAAAGAGCTACCGGTACCGTTGGGACCATCACCATTGTCTACAACCAAAGCGACATTCCCCTGATACTGAAAAACCAATCTTGAGCAGTTGTTACATCTGTAGTTGCGAATAAGACCATCGTTTTTAGTAAGGAAAATGGTACAGGTTTCACCCTCTGCCTCATGGCGTACCGGTAAAAGGGTATCTTCGGGGGGATTGAAAGTAATTTTCATATCAATAAACGGTCGTCTTTTTATTCTTCAAAGCGGCTCTTGAGGCCACTTCTTTAAGGTCTAAGGCGGGAACAGTCCCGTCATAACCCACCGTTGGATTAAGTCCTTTCTTCTTAGACGTACCTGCTCTAACTATACCACCCTGATTTAAAGTCTGCTCTAAAGCCACTCTCCAGTAAATGTGGGCATGGGCATAGTGGTCGGGCCGGCCCTCAATGGTCTCCCATGACGGCTTCTTCATGCCGCCGGCCATAGTCTTAATCATTCTGAATAACTGTCGCCAGTGATAGATATAAGGTTCAAGTTCTTTTACGGTCAGATTAAAAGTAACATCGCCGGAATTAATCTCTGCCACCACGTGATCCAAAATCTTCGTCCGATCACTCTTGACCACCCCCTCCGACATATCCCAGCGAATAACTCCCATGTTCTTCTTGTCCGACTGGTAGTAGTGAATAAAGACCATTCCTGGATACTTGGAAGCCAACTGCTGAGGAGTGTGGGGATAGGGATTGGCATCGATCACCATGACGGCGTTGTAGTGGTTCCTGAGCCTTTCTATCTCATCCCAGGAGTCAGTCTCACCAATAGCGAAGATACCTTGCCTATTTCCAATAATATAATGCTTGGTCTTGCCATTATCCACCCCCATAGCCACATCCGTTCTCGGATTATATCCAGGCGAAATACACCGAGTGATAGACTCCCTGGAGACAGACATGTCCTTACTGACATAAGGCAATCCTAGTGTGAAGTTGTGAAAAATTTCCGGATCTCCCTCAGAGTCCTCAATAATCTTAGCGGCACTGATCCAGGGAACAATCATCTGAGAAATGTGATAGCCGGAAATTCTTTTATCTCTGTAATGCTGAACCCACTGACCATTAGTTAAAGTATCACGATCAATCTCCTTGAAACAATACCGACACTGTTTTATCTTCCGATTAAAATCAATATTGTCCGGCCATCTCATCGTCTGCCACTTACCACAACCACGACATTTGATCATCCAATTCTTCTGATCCGACTTCTGCCACCAAACGTCTACTCCATAACCGGGAATACTAGGGTTGCTAAATTGCCACTCCCAGCCAAGCTCCGGTCTTTCACGTTTAGCATCATCAAGACGACTGCGATAAGTCTTTAAAACACGCTGGTTGGAACGGTCGTACTCATCATTAATCAGGATGTGCGCGGAAATAGAAATAGCTTCCGTCTGCTCATACGAGCCTCTGTAGTAAATAAACCGATCGCCAATCTGTTTAAGATTAAGAGAATCAATACCGGCCATAGCTGAAATGGTAGGATTGCGTCTAATCAACGGATTAACTTTGGGAATCACAAAATCCTTGGACATATTCCTTGAAGGAAAGGTATGAATGATGTTTGCCTTGCCATAATAGGCCAGGTGAAACGACCGGAGAATAGCCAAAACAGACCAGCCTATCTGCGCGCACTTCATGGCCACCTGTTCAGGAGTATCGTCCACAAAAGGATCTATTAAAAAAGCGTGATCTTTAAACTCTATCGGCGAACCATTCTCATTCACAATCCCATTGTTCAGAATCCAGGCAGTAGCATTAAAAGTTTCCGCCCTTTTGAGGTCTATCATTCCTCCATTTTACACTGCCGTCAGAGCAGAACAAGGAACAATAATTTGAGAAGAAAAAACATCCCAGCAAAGATGAGGATCGAAAGTATAACAAGAACCAAAATGATTAAGTTTAATAACGATTCGTCCAGAGTTGTTTCTGATTGCATTGTTTATTATTTGATTATTAATTCCTATTCCCCAAGTACCACGCTTCCAACCAAAATGCCTCCAGGCTGACCACCAGGGAGTACGTGTGATGGTTAGAGAGATATTCATTTCTTCTTTTTATATTTCTTTAATTGACACTCGTGGCAGACAGTGGCACTCTTTGATCTAAACTCTTCTTTGCAGACCGTACAGACGGTCCACTTACTGTTTGATTTATAGGTGTTTCTCATGGCGCTGGAGACAGGATCGGTTTCTTATCCTTGTCGTTAATAATAACCTCTTTTAGGCACGGTTTATTATCTTCGGGAAACAACCAGTTAGTAATTGCTTCACTCGTAACCACCCAACCCTCTGGTAATTCGTTTAACCACTGCCGAAGTTGTCCGACATTATTATCCACTTCCTTTCGCATTTCTTCTCTGCCTGTTTGATAGTCTGTCTTTCCTATTTTCTCTATCGCCTCCAACAACTTCGCTTTCTGGTCTTTGAGGGCAGTGTCTAGGATGGATTGGATGAAGTCTAGAACATCACCTAGTGTCACCTCGTCTTTAACCATTTCAAACAACATTCCCATAGGTTGTTC